GGTAGCAAATGAAGCTTTGTTAGTAAAACCTATAAGAAGGCTCTTTAATATGGATAGAAGTGCTGGTAAAGAAAGATTCTATCAGCAGATGAGTATACTCTTTTTTACTTATGATCCACGCAGTAATTATGCTTATATAGTGGATGAAAAGGATAGAATGCAAGAAGTACTTGCTCAAGAGGGTATAACAGACTTTCATAATACTGCAGAATTTAAAGCTGCTGTAGCTGTTTACAAGAAGCTTGTAAAGACATCCTCAAGCGAGTTACTTGATGATGTAAGACTTACAGTGGATAAAATGAGGCAAGCTCTTACTAGTGTTAAGTTTGATGACTTAGATGAAAAAGACAAGGTTAATGCTATTAATACTGTAGCAAAAGTTGTTTCTTTAATTCCAAAGCTTGTGAAAGATTTAGCAGATGCTGAGAAAGCTGTTAATAAGGAAATTGAAGAACAGAGTACTGCAAGAGGCTCTCAAGAGCTTACTATTTTTGATAATGATGTTGATTAATAAAATGATAAATACAGTAAGAAAAATAAAAAGAAATCCTAAGATATAATTGTCTTAGGATTTTTTTATTTATTTTTGCTGAAAATATGTAGTTATGGCAACACGTTCTAGTAGAAATAACAGTGTTAATGATAAGGATTTAGTAGATTGGATTATTAGGGAAGAGGGATTCAATACAAAGCCTGAAGATATTGGAGATGGGAAAATGACTTTGGGTTCTGGGCTCACAGATCCTAAATGGCATGCTCTCTATAAGAAGAAAGGTAATAAATGGTCAGAAGAAGACAATAGAAGAGCTGTTGCAGAAGAAGTGGCAAACAGGAGAAGATGGGCTGAGAGGACTATCCCTAATTGGGAAGCTCTTCCAGACAGCTCTCAAAAGGCATTACTTTCTTATAAATATAACTATGATTTTACTCCGACTAATTCTCCAAAACTTTTTCAAGCTTTAGCTGATAGTAACCTTAAGGAAGCAGCTAGGCAAATAGATGCTACCAGTAAAGATCCCAAATTTAAGAAAGGTTTGCAAGAAAGAAGACAGAGAGAACAAGAGTGGTTTCTTTCAGAAATAGAACCAGAACCAGAGCCTTTTCAAGTAGTCCCAAATATTATCCATGAGGAAATCCCTGTAAGCACTGTAGTTTCTACTCCATATAGAACTGCTGTAAATAACCCTACTATTCCTATAACTATGATACCAGACAGTAATAGTTATATTACTACTCATAGAATCACACCATCGGAAGATCGAAGTAATAGGGTACAAGAAGCTCTAAATGGTATTAGTGATTACAGTAGGTTAATGAGGAATACATCTATTGTAAATAATCCCATTCCACAGTATTCTCCAAATACAAATATTAAATATGCAGAAGGTGGATATTTGAATTCAAATAATAATAATCAGCCCGTTTATAAAGATTGGAATTCTCTCTCTATGAGAGAAAAATCTGAATATATGAAGGCTGCTATTAGGAACGGTATTACTACACTTTCTGATATTAAGCAAGCTTATAATCAGTTTGCTGAAGGAGGAAATCTATATAAAAAGGGAGGCCCTAAAGATGAGGGTTATAATAACTTTGTAGCTTATACACAACGAGCAGAAGGTGCTCATTGGCAAGGACAACAGGATGATTTTAAAAAGAGAATTGGTAAGAGTGCTACACAATATTACTGGGATGAAGCTAAAAAGAGATATAAAGATAAGTGGGACAAATGGACTCCTTCACAGAGAATTGCTGTAGCTGATACCATGTATAATTATGGATATTGGGATGGGACATTTGATGCCTATAAGTATGACATGAACGTTAAAGGTGTGGATAACAATGCTTATTGGAAGAAATATGGTAAAGGTCATACAAGAAGATTTAACGAAAGGAAGAAGATGTTCTATGGAAATGAAGTCCCTGAGATGATTGCTGCTCCCAAGGATGCTAGTATAAGAATCCCATCAGTCCAAGAATATGTAGAACCTTTTATTCCTACTTTTATGCCAAGTAATCCAGAGGCTTTCTTTACTCCCTTGGAATCTTACCAAAGACCAGTAGTAGAAGAAGTAGTTGAACAACCATTAGTAGAAGCTGCTAACACTTATTCTCAGGAAACATTGGATAGAGAACAGAGACAAAGAAATCTTAATACTCTTAACTTTATATTAGGTATGACAAGTCCTCAAGGGAGTGATAACTCTTTTGTGAATACTATAGGAATGCTAACTGGAAACATAAATGCTGATGGTGGTAAGATTCATATTAAGCCTGAAAATAGAGGAAAATTTACAGCCTTGAAAAAGAGAACAGGCCATTCTGCCACTTGGTTTAAGGAACATGGAACTCCTGCCCAGAGAAAAATGGCTACATTTGCTTTGAATGCTAGAAAGTGGAAGCATGGCTTAGGAGGCAATCTTTTTGATGATGGAGGCAGCAGGAATGTTATATGGAAAAAATAAAAAGGGTAGGAATTAACCTACCCTTTATTTTATTTACTTGAAGACTTAGCTATTTGTTTTTCCTTAAGCCTTACATCATCTTTTTGCTTTTGTCTTTGTAGAGCAATCTTTTCATTATCTTGCTTTAGTTTAGCATCAAACTCCTTGATTTTTTGTTCAAGCTCTTTGTTCTTAAAATCAAGTTCTTGCTCCTTGGTAAGACCATCTTCATGGTTGATAATTGCAAGTCTTTCTCTTTCAGCTTCTCCATTAATCTGAGCAACAAGAATCTTAGTCTCATTATCTTCCTGATGTTTTTGATAGTCAAGCTGCATCTGCTGTTCTCCAAGTGCTTGCTGCTGTTGTAACTGTTGTTGCTGAAGTTGTAGCTGTTGCTGTTGCTGTTGCTGCTGTTGTTCTCTGAGTCTTCTCTCATTAGCTTCAACCATTCTCTGTTTCTCAGCTACAGATACTGTAGTATAGAGTTTCATAACAGTAGAGAAGTCAAGAATCTGATTCTGCAATGCAGCCTGAGCAAGAACATCAAGTTTCTGATTAAGCTCTTGAATACCACTTGAGTTATCAACTACAATACCATAATCACATTCAGCAAATTCATCACCATCAATTTCTTCAAGTGCAGTTGAGCCATCTCCAAGTATATACTGGAACTTCAAGCTTCTACCCTTAATAGCAATCTTTGCTGTTTCAAGCAGGCATTCAAGAACCCTTTTCTTAACAGATTCATGTATAAAGAATAGCCATTCTGTAATATGTGAGGATTGAAGTGTAGCTCTTTCAACTCCTCCTACAGTTTCCCTATTACTGATTTGTCCTTCTCTTTGTCTTGATATACCACCTATTTCACCGATCTTTGTAGTAATCCATTCAAGGAGATTCATATATTGCTGTATCTCATTACCAAGAGAAGCGTCAATAACTCCTGAAGAAGCATTATTCATGGCACCTGCAATCTTACCTGTAGCAGGTCCATAATCAGCAGCTTTGAAACTATCTTCTGCAGCAATGTTATTTACCGTAATATAGTACATCCATTTATCTACATCCCATCCCTTTGGTACTTTTGCAAAATCAAGTTTGATGATTTTACCAAGATTCTTGGCAAGAACTTTATTAAGTCTGTCATGAATAACATCATACAGATAACTGTATGCTTTCATCATATCTACCATAGAGAAAGGAACATCTCCATTAATATTATAGATACTGCCTATAATACCAAAGTGGCATCTTGAAGGACTACTTAACCTATTATATTGTATAGGCCTTGGCCTCATATTAACATATATATCTGGACCAATTTTTGTGCCTTCCCATGCTTCATTAACCCAAAAGGATTGCTCCTCTTCGCCCATATCTGTATTGGCAATATATGTCTCAGGATAGAAGTTAAACACTTCATCACCTGTTATTGGGTCATAGGATTTTACTTTTTTAATCTTTCTTCTGGATTTCCAATATGCCCTTAATACACGAATGTTACCGTTCATATCATAGGGGAGAAGGGTTGTATCAATTTGGTTATCGAACAAACTTAAGGGGTCAATAGTAGTATCCCCTGCAGTCCAATCCAAACTAAGATTAGGCACAAACCCATATCTTGGGTCAACATTATCCATACTATCATGGTATGTGTTACCCATATTATCTGGTGCCTTTTCTATAGCTTCAATATCTTTCTTAGAAAGCTGATCCCAATAAGTATCTATGATTTTTCCTGGAGACCAATAATCCTCCAAGATGATCATATCTGCGTCTTCTACTTTATTAGAATAACCAGACCTTATTATTCTTATCTTACGGGGATCAATCTTCTCTATATAAGGCTCACCTCCTACAATATCAATCTGGTAAATTTCTTCACCTACAGCCATTGCATCGAGGAATCCTACATTGAATAATTGTGGAAGCTCTAATTCTTTGATATAGTGGTTTAACAAGCGAGTTCCCCTTACTTCCCTTTTATCCTGATATTCATATTGAAAGTAATCAGATAACTTTTCCAACTCCTGATTAAACTCTTCCTCTGATTGGGAAGAATCTGATATAAGATTTTCAAGTTTCTGATTTACAAGTTGATTTTTCTCCTGTTCCATTTCTGATATGGCAGAAGGATTAGTAATAACTACTCTGAAATCAAATAGTCTTTTACTCTCTTCACCACGAAGAACATTCAACTTAGCATTCATAATAGGATAATGCTGAATACCATCTGGTATATATGAAGCATCAAGGCTATATGGATTAAGGAACATCTTGAGGTCTTCCATATGAAGTTTACCATTAAGAAGGTCATAGTTAATCTTCATATTAAAGACAGACTTTCTTGTAAGATGATAATGAAGCAGACTATGGTCATCACCAAAATCTACACATAGCTTACGCCATTTCTTTGTTTTTTTACTAAAAGGTAATTGTTGTGGAGGAAATCCTCCCATTCTGTTATATCCCATAATAACAATCTTCTGTAATTATGTTGCAAAGATAAGAAATGAGGTAAATAACGACAAGTTCCTAATAAATCCTCTTATTTATTCTAAATTTACTGACATATAATTAATGAAAATAGGGGTATATCCAAACAGATATACCCCTAAGCAAT